CATATATATTATATTAAATATGAGCATTACATCTGTTCAACAGAGAGCCCTTGATATATATATGGGGCAATATATGCGGATTCAAAGCCAAATCGAGCGGCTTTATGGGATGATTGATGATATTCGGAATAATATTGTTTCTACTAGTAATGCGCAGCATCGCATGGCCAATATTTTAGTGGCTCAATCGACGCGGGTATTTTCGCAAATAGAGATACTTTATGATATGCTGAAGGAAATAAATGATAATATTATGTCTATTATACAGCTACCTGGAAGGCAACAAGAACCTATAAGGCAAGCTAGAACGAATACTACAAGTAGTAGTAGTAGAATTCGCCCTAATTTGAATAGCGCATTTGAAAATTTACGTCCACGTGTGGTTTATGATTATCAGAGACCAATCAGTCCGATTGAATATACAAATACAAATACAAATACAAATACAAATAGATCCAGTGCTAGCAGTCAAATATCGAATATATTATCATCCTTTTTAAATACATCGGTTACCATTAGACCCACTGCCGAACAATTAGAGGCAGCCTCAAGACTTGTTAGATATGGGGATATTACTAGTCCGCTATCTGAATCATGTCCCATATCAATGGATCGCTTTAATATTGATGACTTGGTTCGACAAATACACCACTGCGGTCATTTATTTGGACCATCTCAGTTCGACGAATGGTTTCAAAGCAATGTTCGGTGTCCAGTTTGTAGATTTGACGTGCGAAACACAACAACAACAAGTCAAAGCGCAGCAACTAGTAGTCAAAACACTATAAGACCCGTTTTAGACCCATCCAATAACGACATCGTATTTGACTTATCCGGAAATGATCTTAGTGAAGGCTTGCTAAACACATTATCAAGTCGGTTCCTTGAATCCATACTTTATCCATCAATCAATGATGACAATAATGATCGGTTTGTTTACGATCCTTCTAACAATATTTTAATGTATGAGACGATTATTCGCCGGAATACAGAACACAGGTAAAGCATTTTTTTAAACAATATAAAGATATTACGACATTATGATATAAAATGTATACACGCGCAAATGCTAAATGGACTATCAATGAATGCTTGAGATTAGAGCGTGAATATGATTTACTTGAATTATCCATTCAAGATATTGCACTGCTACACGAGCGAAGCCCGGAGGCAATTATGTATAAACTTGACAATGAGGGGATTGCTGATTATAATGATGCGTTCTTGAATCGATATCTTAATGAAGAGGAAGAAGAAGAAGAAGATGAAGAGAAAAAAAATGAGATTGTTATGAAGAATGATATTGCATATCAAGAGTTAATTGATCATTCATTTTCTTGTGTCGTATTTTCATTGTCATTACTTCTCTCATTTTCCCTTGTCTCGTGCTTTTCTTACTTTTCCATTACGTCATTTTTCACTTAAAGTCTCTACTTTTTATGGAAGAAATTAGTAACACTTTGATTCCCTTCTTTCACATTATTCGTTACTCTCAAATACTTATCAAATATCAGCGCCTTCACCTCCTTATCTTTCATTTTCGCAATCTTGTCTTCGCATTTTTTGCTATCTGTTGAAAACTCGCGTTTCAAAGCGTCTATATCTTTTCTAAGTGTTGACACTTTGGCGCGCCTTGGTGGTTTCTGGCTCATCCAAATATCTTCCAAAACTAGTCCAAAGAGCTGTAACAGTGGCTTCATGATTTGGTTCGTAATATAAAACGAATAGTCGATTTGTATATTATTTTCTCGAATAAATGTTGGCGTCTCTATTTTCTCACCTTGTAGCGCCTTCTTATTTGGATTAACAATGTATACAAATGGCACTCTGTCACCCGATGTTGGTTTGTTTCCTGGCTCCCTTGCGCCAATACGGTCCGCCAACACTTTGTGAGCAATTTGCTGCGGGTTTTTGTAAAATGATCTGAGCGATTTAGTAATAATCAGCTTCTCAATTGGCACTGTGCCGTCCACCAATTCTTGTAAACACTTGTCTACATAATCCAAAGCCTTTTTGATGTCGCGTTCCTTCATCAAAATGTCTATTACACCACCATATACGTCCTTCACGATTGGCGCATTGTCGCGGCGTTTTAACACGATACCCATCTCCTTACGCTTGCCCTTATTAGGGTCATGCTCATATAAGATGCCGACATATCGCTTCTTTGATAACAGACAGAATGGCAGGAATGTCTTCTCATATTCGAAATCGTGGGGTTGTTTTAAGAATTTTGACACGTTATGACACGCTTCTTTTGCGATTTCGATGGATAATTCCAAGGCCTTGGGGCCAATAATTTTGTCGCCGGTTTCTTTGTCTTGTAGATTGAACGTGAAGAATACTGAGTCCGTATCTCCATAAACATACTCGGCTTTGGTCTGAATTTTTCCATATTTAGTCTCAACAATTGCGTCTCCGTAACACTCTTCGACAACGCGCTTCGCATACGTCAGCAATAGCCGCCCAGTCGCAGTCGTCGATGCAGCAATATCAGGCTCATAAAACGTGCTTGTTTTGGCTCCTAGCTGTCCATACAATGAATTGGCCGTCACTTTATACGCTAATTGGCGCTTGTCGAGCACGTTTTTCATGAAATCGTCATCTGTTTTCTCGATTTGTTTCCTTGTGTCTTTTCTGGCTTTTAACAGTTCTTGTAAAATAGAAGGCATAATCGCTTTTTCTAAGACTCCAGAATGAGTCGACTGTAAAATTCCAGGGACCGACTTTATATGTAACGGTTGCGCAAATCGACATAATTTGTAGCCGTTTTTAATCTTTTCAGCGCGCGCCTTCGGGTTCTTTCTGTAATATCTGAATGTATCAAAACGTATGTCGACATATTCGTAACCGGGTAAATTGTCATATAAATATTCATCAGTATTTTCTTTTTTAGAACCAGTCTCTGTCACCAAATTGCCTGCCAAATCATATATCTTTGTCCACACTTTACTACTCGGGCACAAATTCTCCGACAACATTGAACTCGGATATAAAGACGCAAAGTCACCAACCGCAATCGGATTGTCTAAATATAGTCCGCATTTGGGCTCTAAAACAATGGCGCCTTCATAGCCGTCATCTTTGGATCCCTTATTAATCACCGGCATTAAGACACCCTTTTCTCTACACTTCTTCGCAACATAACTCGTTAGCTTTATGCCTTGGCCTCTGAAGATTAAGAAGCTCATCGGAACACTACATAACTTCGCCATCTCGACTAAATCCGTAACAACATCCACCTTTGAAAACAAATGCTGAACCAAGTTACAATCCTGAATACAGTATTTCGCAATTACAGCACGCGCAGTAGGTCCCTCATTGGTCATCCTGAAAATATCCTTGGGCGACACATCATCCTTTGCTAAACCCCATTTGACGGCCTTTGCCTTCGGATTTTCGATACTATCGACTTCAAACCAGCCCTCTGTTTTATTCACATATGAGACGCGGAATTTCGCACCATCTTTGTAGTAATCCGACGAATGATTGATTTCCTCGAAATGTATGAAACTGTCGGTCTGTAATCCAGTCATATTAACTGTATATATGCGAGTATGTCCGGTTTCTTGGTGCTCCAACTTCTTGACATAATCGCCAATAAAGTGACCACCAACATAGTCCAACTTATAAGAGGTTAAGTTCTCTGTGCGTCTGAACCAGTTCAACATATCGACTTGTAGTCTGCCATTCATTTTAATAATGGACAAATCATATGTGCCAGATGCCAACGTAATACTGCTCTTGTCGATTTCCATCTTTTGCGTTTTGTAGTCAATCGTGGCGCACAATTCGTCTTTGTTTCTGGAGAGCTTCAAGAAATCCTCTGTGCAACCTAGCTCCTGAGACCTGCGAAACATGAACTCATAATCGAAACTGAAAATGTTGTAACCAATAATAATATCCGGATTCTCTCGTTGAACCAGATTGGTCCAGGCATTTAACACCTCTTTTTCCGTATTGTAGGTCTCGATTTGCGAATTGGGAACCACGCCGTCCAACGAGTCGCACGAATTTAGCGCAATACAGTGGTTCAGAAATGGCTCTTTTTCACCGTATCTTACAAAAGTGGACCCGATGAATGTGACCTTGTCGCCTTCCAATGGCGGGAAATGGTTTCTCAAGGCAAAGATGAGCTCGTTTATTTTGCCTTCACGCTCAAACTTCTTGTCGCACATGATATCCACAATGGTCGATTGTCTGTTTTTATAGGTTTCAGCCTTAAAGCTGGCCAATGGGTTTGGTTGGAAATACTTGGGTTCGTCATCGGGTTCTTCTTGACCATCGTCTGATCCAGAATCTGAACCCGAATCATCGTCGTTGTTTTCTTTTCCTTCTTTTTCCTTGTCTTCCTTTTCTTTCACCTGAAGCGCTTTATTTGCGTTTTCAAACAACGCCTCTATCAAATGCGTGTCGTCGTGTTTATCCTCTCTGTCTCTAATCTTGGTTTTCAACCATTCTTCTATTTTTATATCCAATTCTTGCCTTGTTATTAAGTTCCCTTTGTAATATACAATGTCTATATTTTTGACAGGCTCGTTGGTGTCATTTAAATTAAATGCGGTTCTTATAATATTCGACAGCAGTGTTTTACACGTTACGGGGGTTACATCGGTGGTCATTTTCGCAAAATAGTCGGCAATATTTGTAGCCAATTTCTTATACGACTTGATCGGCACTGGGAAATCGCCGTGACTGCTACTTGCTTCAATATCAAAACTCATAATCTTGTAAGGAACTCGAGTTTCCTTATCATTCAACGGAACTATATTTTTGTAACCAATGGTGAATTCGTAGTCGCAACTTGTCGTTTTTAAAGAACCCTTGGTTTCAAACGTCTTTTTACAAGGCAATGCTACCCATCCTGAAGGACTGACTTCGCGTAGATGAAAGAACCGTAACAAGGGAGGAATATTGGCTTCGTATAACTCCACGTGACAGTCCTTAAACCAGAAGCCGTTGGGAATTAGACTACGCTCCTTTTCGCCGTCCGAGTTGACGCTGTCTTTGTACCAGAAATTCTTGACCTTGTTGTAGGTAGGGACATTTGCGAATTTGATCATGATGAAACGGTGTAGTTTACCTGCGTCAAATTCATACAGTTTTTTGCGCTCGATTAGCTTACATTCCACGATCGAATTTTCGTAATATTTGCCGACCTTTGATTTTAAATGGGCGAAAAACTGGTCTTTTACATTTTTGGTCCATTTGTCGCCTACTTTCAAGTAGAAGAATGGCTGATAATCTTCCACCAAAATCGACGCCTTTTTGCCTTCTTCATTGATTCCAAACATTTGGATCGAGAATGTTGCCTTGTCTTTATTAAATGACGCCATTCCACCTTCATCATCGTCGTCGTCACTTGATTGACTTGTGCCCTTGCTATTATACACGTTGAACTCGAATAATTTAAAAGTATGTTCTAATGCCATATTATTGGTATCCATTTGATTGTTTTATTGTTAATTTATTACTTTGGATACTTTTAATTCAATTTTTATTGAGTTTATAATATTTAGGCATTTTTTTATTGACAATATAATTATTTTAAGATTTAAAAATAATATAACCATATTATATATTATACAATGCCCAAATGTGAAATTGATTACTCAAATACAATTATATATAAGATCACGTGTATGGATACTAACATAACCGATGTATATATTGGTCACACAACAAACTTTGTTCAGCGAAAGCATGCTCATAAAGGTAATTGTGCAAATCAAAAAGCTCCTAATTATAAGTGTAAATTATACGAAACCATACGTAATAATGGCGGATGGAATAATTGGAAAATGGAAATAGTAAATTTCTTTAATTGTAAAGACCATAATGAAGCAAGACAAAAAGAACAAGAATATTTTGTTTTACTAAATGCGACTTTGAATAGCATTGAACCATTTCCAAAAAAAAATCCAAAAATTCAAAATGTAATAGAAAAGGTTATAATCCAACCTATTTACTG